CGGTGTTGATGAAAGCGGTGGAATGATGGAAGATGCCAGGGCATCAAACAGAAAGGGGACAACTATGACAGACAAAGACCATGAAGGGGTTATTGATGAAACTGAACGGGATTGTTCTACAACAATCTTGACGGCGGATGAATACAACCGGTTGTTGGTGGATATGAAACCCGGAGTTAATCCAGGCACAACCGTTCCCAACGTGACGTTGAAGCGGCTGTTAGGATTCCAGCGGGCATGGGAAGTGATCGGACACACGGACCCGGAAGACCTGAACATGTTGCGGAAGCTGTCCCACCATGAACTGTTGGCTGAATGTATCAGGCGGACCAGCGTGACCAAGCGGATGTGGACAGGGGCTATGAAAATCTATGGTCAGACAGGCTTCAGCAAACTGTTGGACTATGTGAAGGGATAAACATGACTTGTAATTGTAGACGGCCCATTCGGGGGGCAAAGCTGTGGGAAATTTGCAACGGGTGCAACAGACCTGTCCGAATCGGGAAGCCTTGCAAGCGTTGCAAGACCGAACCAGAACCCAATCCGCTTCAGCCAACTGTGGATGACCTACGGGTGGAAGTGGAACGGTTGCGGCGGCGTGAACAGACCTTGTTGCAATACAACAATGAACAACTGAAACAGCGGCGGGCGGCGGAAACCAAACTGGAAGATGTCTTGTCACCAATCACCGGGTTGTTGAACAAGATTCTTCCCAACCCACCATCACTTCCAAAACTTCCTGACTACGGGGAAATGGAAGTCCGGGTCTTGGCCATGGAAGAACAATCCCGTGAACAGGAACGGGAAGTGATTGTGAAGTGGTTGCGTGGTCTGGCCGGGTCAATCCGGAACAGGAAGCCACCGGACCCGGACCTGGAAGGCCGTCAATACTGGTATGACGGTGTTGCCGATGACATCAAGAACGGCAATGGCACGTTGGACCTGTTGCGGAAGGAACAACGCGGCTATTGATGTTGGACAGGGGGGAACATGGATAAGGTCAAACAGATTGAACTGTTGATTCCAGCGGGGGTGGCTGTGGGCCTGGCTGAAAAGCTGGTGTCCCTGGCACAGTACATCTTTGGTGTGGAAATTGTCCGCTGTGAAACGCGGGCTGTGAAACATTTTCCGGTGATGATTTGTGAATATGTGCCGGTGAAGCGGGTGGATGCACCATACACGGAATATGGAACGCACGGAAAACCACATTAATTAGGGGGAAACAATGCGGGAAAGGTTATGTGAAGATTGTGGGGAACCAATACCGGAAGCCAGATTGAAGGCCAGACCTTTAGCCAGGCTGTGTGTGGGTTGTCAGGAACAGGCGGAAGATGACGGCAAGTTTCAGCGGCCGTTGATGGACTTCAAACCGCACATGAAGTGCGGGGAAGTGGAAAGTGTTGAATCGGTGTTCTACAGGGGGACGGTGTGATTAGTTATTCAGAAGTTCACATATTCAGGCCACCACAATTGCGGGCCTTCCGGCTTGCCACAGCGGTGGTGTATAACGTGCAAGACCCCGACCTGAAAATCAGGTGCCATGAAATAGTGCGGGCTGTGTGGAACGTCCTTGCGTCCCGTCAAATCAAAGACATCAAAATCAGGATTGTGGACGGCCACTATGGTGACATTGAACATTCATGGTTGATGCTGGACAATGATGTGTTGGATGTCTACTGTTGCGGGGCTTTGCCGATGGTCCAGTTGATTGCACCACAGGTGCGGGACATGCCGCCACTGAAGTTCATCTATAGGCCGTCACTATATCCACGGGATGACATCCGGCAAGACGTTGTTGAACAATTAACTAGAACCATGGGCGGTGTTTGATATGAGTATTTTTTTGTGGGTGACTATTGTTGGAAGTCTTGTTTTATCTTCTGTGAAGAATCAGGAAGAACCGTTTGGTGAACGTATAGTCCGGATTATACTTTTTTGGGTTGGTGCTTTGGGCATACATTGGGCGGCCACCGGAACACTAATGATTGGGTCTTCAGAAGAATATGTTCCTAAGTGTCAGTGTGTTCAGATTGAACAAAAGATTCAGGTGAAATGATGTCTGTTTACGTGGACCAAATCAGGAAGACAGAACGCACCAAGAATTGGCCGTTTGTTGCGTCTTGCCATATGACGGCGGACACGTTGGAAGAATTACACCGCATGGCCAGCCGGTTGAAGATGCGGCCGTCCTGGTTCCAGAAACGCTTGCCCCACTATGATTTGACTTTCAACAAACGCATCAAGGCTGTTGAAGCTGGTGCGGTGGAGGTGGATTCAAGGGAACTGTTGGTCAAGGCCAAGGTTCTGAAGGAAGGGATGGAAGATGCCAAAGGATGAACGGAAGACCTACCGCATGGAAGTTGAGTGTTGGGCACAGCTTGCACGGGCAATGCAAGTGGTGAAAGAACTGGATAAGGCCGCAACCGCCACACAAGAAACATCCCGGGCCTTTAAGGCAACCACCAAGTTGTCAGAACAGGACTTGATGCGGAAGATTCCTGGTGTGTATGTGGTGGATGAAATTTAGGGGGAACTATGGAAAAGGGTGAATTAGGTTTTTTGATTGCTGTTGGCATCATCATCTTGGTGCTGTTGATTATCCGGATTAAATATCCACAGCGTTGTCCACGTTGTGGTGGCACCAAGTTGGAAGATTGGGCCTTTGGGACACGGTGCCAGGCATGTGGTGTTGCTTGGGAAGGGAAGGAAATTGTTTATGACCCAAAAAAAGACAAAACTGGAAGATGACATGGACCGTGTTCAGCGTCCCGGTTTCCGTTTGAGGGAATTGGAATACGGATTCACATGGGGGCCAGTCACTATTGAAAGGGTTTGTTCCCATCCAAAAGCCGGGGTCATTCTTTCAATCAGCACAGCCCGTCAAACAAAAGAAATCAGGGTCACCCCGTCCGGGTTGATTCGGTTTGATGAAAAGGGGAAAGCCTGATGCCAAGAAAGCCACAGGAAATGTGGATGGTGAAGAATGTCACCACAGCCACCATTCAAATCAAGCGGAAGGATGAATCAACATCCGTGTTGGGGTATCACAATGAAATCATTGTCAACCGTGCGGAACTGACTGACTTCCTTCTTAGGGATGTCTTCAAAGGGCACCATGTCCAGATAACCAACTACATAATGACAAGGGAACCAGTCCATGCCAAGCGTTGAACACATCCAGGGCTACATTGGGTTTTTGGGATAACTTCGGGGGTGAAACATGGTGGGAATAAAAAAGAACGGAATTATTGTGGACCTGGACAACACGCTGACTGATTGCACACACCGGTTGCATCACATCCAGCGGGAACACCCAAACTGGAATGCTTTTTATCATGACATGGCCACGGACCGGTTGAACATCTGGTGTTCAGTGTTGATTGAAGCCGTGTTTCATAAGAACGTGGATGTCCTGTTGGTCACCGGTAGGCCGGAAGGCTTCAGGACAGCCACCAGGGATTGGCTGGAACGCTTTCAGATTCCCTTCAGCGGTCTGTTCATGCGCAGTGCAAAAGATAGACGTGATGACACAGAAGTCAAAGCGGGGATCTATGAACGGAAAATTGAACCAGAATACAACGTGCTGTTTGCTGTGGAAGACCGCAAGCGGGTGGCGGACATGTGGCGGGCCAAGGGCTTGGTCTGTCTTCAGTGTGCGGAAGGGAACTATTGATGTTGTTTAACAACGGGAACCAACACGGGAATAGGTATGGAAAAATGGAACTGAAAGAACGGCAAGAAATTCAGGCTGAATGCAACAGCCACAAATGTTCACGGCTTGAAGTTTTGACTGAACGGAAATGTGGGTATTGCCCACATTCAGTTATTAGGGAAACCGAATCCACCAAGACCAGATACTATGCGTGTATTTTCAGCCAGCGGCCACACACATGGGAACTTCCGGAAGAACAAAAAGGGGAAAACAATGGCAAACAACTGTGAAGTGCTGGGATGTAAACATGAAGCGTCACACTATTTTCTGTGTGACGTTCACTACAAGGAACTGTTGGAATTTCCACGGGCGGCAATGGACTACCACTTTGGCCGCACAACCAAGACCCGCTACACGGTGAAGCGGGATGTTCTGGCAATCCTACATAGGAAGGAACCGCCCGGGTCCATCAACTTTAAGGTTGTCCGGGTACTGGAAGGAATCCAGCAACAGGCGGAAGCCTACAGGGCCAGGAAGGAAGGAAGGCCCCCCCGGGCACCAAGGGAATCACCCTTCTTGCGTGACCATGAAGGAAGGGGGCCGATGTGAACCGCAAAGAATTTCTTGTTGACAGGTTTTCCGTGAAACACGGGGAAAAGGGCCTGGAATTTGAACATGCCTTCATCAACGGAACGGAAGCCGTGCCGCATCTTCAGGCGGTTGCGGACAACAAGGCTGTCTTGAAGATTGTGATTGAACCGGTCACACCAACTTCATTCATCGGCCGCCCGCTTGGTCACATTGAATCTGGTTATGCCCGCAAGCCCGGGGAACCTATTTGCAAGGTGTGCAACGGTCAGGTGGAATGTAGGTGCGGAAGACAGGCGGAACAGGATGCGGAAGCGGCCGCCCGGGGGAAAAGCGATAAGCAACCAGAACCACCGGCCCCACCAAAAAAGCCGGAATCAACCCCGACACCAGGTGATGGACAACCACAGCTTCCCTGAAGCCTGTCTATGCCCGGACCCGGACCTTGGGGAACGTGACCATGAAAGGATGCTGACCCATTGCAGGGGTTGCGGCCAATGGGTTTCAGATTCTTGGATGATGGAAATCGGGAAAGAAGAAAAGCTGTGCCAGTATTTGTTGAAGCTGGAAAACGGGAAGGATGTGCCTGATGAAGATATTTGAAACTGACCATGACTTTATTCGGTCCCATCTGTTGAAGGGTGTGTTCCCGCCCGAAGCCCCACCACCGGACCCACGGTTTCAGCTTGACCAGTTGGCCAAAACGGAATGGTCACCGGGCTTTGAAGAATTGATGCGGAACCGGCTTGTGTTGGGTGCCTTCCGGTATGGTCTGTTGGATGACCCAACAAAACCACAGTGGGACCGGATGACACGCATCAAACAGGAAGTGGAACGCTATATGGAAGGCGGCAACCTGGAATGTTTGGTGGACATTGCCAACATGGCACTATTGGAATTTGTGGAAGGAAAGCATCCCAAGCGTCACTTCAAAGCAAGTGATGGTGGGTTGCATTGTCAAATAAAGAAAGGAAGACGAATAAATGATTGATGTAATCAAACCGAAGGTGGAATTTTTGGATGGGTTGGAACCGGAAAGTGTTGCCGGGATGATGCGGCTGTTGGAACGTGCCGCCCGCACCTGTTACAAGACAGAAGAAAGGGCCGGGCCTGGAACAGCGGATAAGTTAATAAAGAACATCCTTTCCAGGAAACCGTTTCCGCATGAATCAGTTATTGAACACCGGGTCATCACTGTGAAGTTCATCTGTGACCGGTCAGCTTCCCACCAGCTTGTGCGCCACCGTCTTGCGGCCTACAGCCAGGAAAGCCAGCGGTATTGCAATTACAACAAGTCAGGCAACCTGGAAGTGATTTGCCCACCCACCATCCAAGCAATTCCAGCAATGATGAACGCATGGGTGAATCATGTGGAACTGCAATATCTGTTCTATAAGGAAATGGTGACGGCAAAGATTCCGCCGGAAGATGCCCGTTCAGTCCTTCCGAATTGCACCAAGACCGAAGTGGTCACCACCTACAACCTTAGACAGTGGCGGCATTTTCTAAGGATTAGAACGGACAGTCACGCACAGTGGCAAATCCGGGGCCTTGCGTTGATGATTCTTGCTGAATTCCGTGGTAGGATTCCCATCATCTTTGATGACGTTGGGCCGGAAGAAATCACACCAGTGGAATTCTGATGGTCTGAAAGGGGGGGCTATGGACAAGAAACGGGAAAGACCACCAAGAAGAAAGACTGTCTACTACACGGGGCCAGAATATATACTGGACCCTGTTGTCCATCGGTTCCGGGTGACATACCTGGAAAAGCCCAAGGACGGGGGCCGCCCATTCATGAAGGCCAAATGGTTTGCGGAAGACCAGGAACAGAAGGCCTGCCGGTTCTACAAGGAACAGCAAAGACAATCCAAGTTTGACCGGTCAATCCAATTCACAGACACAACTACCGGGGAAAGTTTAGATTAAGAAAGGGGACAATTATGTTGAATGAAAATTGGAAGAAATACGCTTTGATGCTTGTTGCCGCCGTTGGTGGCATCTTGGCAATTGTCACACAATGTATCAATGACGGCGGGGACACCCCTGTCAATCCACCGGACCCACCGGCCAACACCAGCACCATTCAGTGGCACAGGGGTGACCTGAAGATGTTGAACGGGACGTGGGAAACGGTCAGTCCATCACTGTGGGCCGCCCGTGGTGAAATCCTGGACCTGGTCATCCAGACTGACAGCCAGGAATGTTTACCGCTGTCCATCAGCGGTGAAGGGGTTACAGCCAAATATTTTGAAATGGAAACCACCCAAACCTATGAACCGTCTTATCAGGGGGCCTTGGTCGGTTCCTGGTATGACCCACTACCGGTTGCCAATCAGCTTTGTGACCACAGCCCTGTGTGGGTGGAAATCCATGTGGCCAGTGATGCGGAAGCCGGAACAGCGGACATCCAGGTGTGTGACCTACCGGTTCAGTTGAACGTCATTGACTTCACACTTCCGGCTTTGCCGTCCTTTCCTATCTATATGGAAATTGGGTCATGGGGTGTGGTCCGTGGGCATGGCCTACCGGAAAGCACCAACGTGTCTGTCCAGGCACCATTGACTAGGGCCTATGTTGATGAATTGCGGGCACACCGCGTGGAACCCTACAAGCATTACATCACCGTTCCGGATGTCAGTGCGGGGGTCCTGAACGTGGACCTGTGGGATGCCTATGGTGGGTCTTTCAGACAGCTTGTGGTTGATGGGGCCTTGGCACCAATTCAGTTCCCGGCCCTTGTATGGAACGGGTCACTTCAGCGGAATGTGTTGCGGCCGGAAGCATACTTCCGGGCCATTGAAGCGTTCCTTGTGGCGGAAGACATCCAGGCATGGACTTACTTGCGGGATGAACCGCCTATGTCAGCCATGTCCGAAGTGGCTGGATGGGCCGCGTCCATCAAACAGTGGGCACCACATTTGATGGTCATGGTCACCACGGAAGCCCATGCGGTCTTGCGGCCGGTGGTGGACATCCTGGCCCCGGTCATGGACCAATACAACATGCCGGGCCGAATCCAGGCGGACCAATACACCATGGACTTGTGGCTTTACACATCTTGCATGGAACACGGATGCCACATTGTTGGAACCCACAACGGTGTTCCGGGCATGGTGCTGGACCACACGGGGATGCACCCCCGGATGTTCCCGGCGGTTGCGTGGCGGTTGGGGGCCAAGGCGGCCTTGTATTACAACACCACGGAAGCCTATGCATCCGCTGACAGATATGAACGGTTCCACGGGAATTATGATGGTGTGTTGTTCTACCCCGGTGACCTGGAACCCATTTCCAGCGTCCGGCTGAAGCTGGTCCGCCGTGGGTCAACAGACCTGGAATTCTTGACCAGGGCACCGGAAGGAACAGTCATCCCCATCACAGATGCCAGGACGTGGGAACACAACTGGCAAACGTGGGAAGACCTTATCCTGTCCATCAAGAAGGGGATGTGACATGGCCGCGTTCATTGACCCAAAGGTGATGGAAGGGCTGACAAGGGAATACCCCCTGGCCGGTGAAACGGTTGTGGGGGCTTTTGACCGGTTGGACGGTCTGATGCGGGAATACAAGTTGGACATGCCTTTCCAACACCGGGTCAGGGTTGTTGAATCAGCCATTAAGATGTCCATAGTTTTGGGCACAGGTGATGGTGGTGTTGAAGGCTGGGTGGCAACATTGTTCACCAGGGCCTTCCACCAGATTGCCGAAAAATATCCTAGAAGGGTCAGGTCAGCATGAATGGATTGGTTGCCTATGGCATGTTCTTGTATATGTTTGTTGGTGGGCATGGTGACAACATCACCATCAGCAATGAACTGTGGGAATTTGACCGCTTCCTTGTCAGGGATTGCACCATGCAGATTGTTGACCTGGTGAACTTGAAACAGATGTTGCCGGACGGTCGGTGGGTGTCCATTGAAGGTGTGAACAATGACCCCGCGTTCCGGAAACACCTTCAGGAGGGTGTTGAATACTACAACACCCCTGAATATCTGGCCAAGCTGAAACGGTTGAACATGTCCTTGGGTTTTTGGCAACGCAAGATGAAGCCGTTGAATTGCCGGAAGATTCGGCTGGGTGATGACTGACTTGCTTCAGTGAACAGCCAGTGATAACCTGGTTTCACTTGTAGTGAAGTCTGATTGTTTAAGAGCATAAAGACACTATTTCAGGGGGGACCAAACTATGAACATGCGGGATTAAAGCCCCGCACCTACAATAGAATATGGTTAGCATACTAATGGGGGGCTTGACCGGCCCCCCATTTTTTCAATACTTATGTTTTTCTATTCTTCCGCGTCCGGTCTGATTTAATCGTTTCATTTTTTTCCAACACCCCAAACGGAACTTTTTTATTTGTGGTGTTGCATCCCACCGGCTTTTGATTCTTGGGAAGTCCAAAACAAGTTGTGCCTGTTTCTTTTTCAGTCGTAGGTGTTCAATGATTTGTTTCAGGAATGGGCGGCAATATCTGCCAGCAATAGACCATTCCGCAAGATGTCTTTGGCCCGGCCTTTTCCTAATCCATATATACCCGATGCCGCCCATTTCTTTCTGTAAGCCTTTTAAGTGTTTCGGTTCACCCCCTATCTTTATACTTGTTTCAAAACTTTCACCACGCTTTCTATCGCCTATGGTTGTTAGTTTGTCCCGCCTGATGATTAATATAGAACCGTCCCCGTCAATCAGTCCGGCCAGGTAGTGGCATAAAGATTTGGGGAATTTTGGGATGTTTATATCTTTTCCTGTATCTTTGAATTTCATGGTTGTGGTTCTTATCAATTAATTTGTGTTGTGTAAATAGTTGGTTTTCACCATCACTTTTCAACACAGTACCGCAATGTGGTAAAAAACCTAATGATTCTAACACTGTAGTGTTGCCACTTTTGATTTGACTTGTTACCGCGTTGTGGTATTCTTTAATCATGAAGGCAACCAAATTACAAGAAACGCTGGAAGAAAAAATCAAAGAACTGGTAGCCAAGTATCAAGCCCTGGATGCTGAATGGGACCGGTTGGATTCCCAAGGCATCATGGTTGACAAACAGGCACAGATTGCCAACAAGCTGGTGGACACCAGAAAAAGTTTGGAATTCTACCGTGAACTGTTGGCCAAACTGAAGGGGTGATGATATGTGGCCAACACCACTTCAAATCATCTGGTGGTCCCTGGTGGACTACTTGAAGGAAAGGAAAAAGAAACATGCCTAAAATTTGTTACATTGAAAAGAAGTTCAGTGCCGGTTCAGAAAAGTTGATTGGACAGGCCAATCAAATCATCACGGACTTTGCTGACCAGGGGTTCAAGCTGACCTTGCGGCAATTATATTATCAGTTTGTGGCCCGTGATTTGATTAAGAACATCCCAACTGAATACAAGCGGATGGGGTCCATCATCAATGATGCCCGGTTGGCCGGGCTGATTGATTGGAAGGCCATTGAAGACCGGACCCGCAACATCAAAGGCAACACACATTGGGACAGCCCTGGTGAAATTGTCCGGTCCTGTGCCGATGACTATACAATTGATATGTGGAAAGGCCAGACCTACAGGCCGGAAGTCTGGATTGAAAAGGATGCTTTGATTGGTGTCATTGAACGGGTTTGCACAAACCTGGACGTGACCTTCTTTTCTTGCCACGGCTACAACAGCCAGTCTGAAATGTGGGCCGGTGCCCAACGGTTGAAGTGGTATGCCGCATACCAGGGACAGACCCCAATCATCATCCATCTTGGTGACCATGACCCTTCAGGGATTGATATGTCCCGTGACATCCTGGACAGGTTGACGTTGTTTATGGGGGGGATGAAGGTCAACCGGATTGCCTTGAACGCTGACCAAGTTGAGAAATACAATCCGCCGCCCAATCCAACCAAGGTGACTGACAGCCGGGCGGCCGGTTACATCAAGAAGTTTGGCCGGAAAAGTTGGGAACTGGATGCCCTGGAACCAGCCGTGATGGAAAAGCTGATTGAAAAGACGGTGCTGAAACTTCGGGATGATGATGCCTATGAACAGTGTGTGGCCAAGCAACGGCAAGGCCAGAACCGTCTTCAGGAAGTGGCGGATGACCTGGAAGAATCCGAAGAATAACACCATCAACATAAAATGTTGAAATATTGGGGGGGATGGGGTATGACCCCACCCCACTAGGAAGTGCATTATGGCCAAGCAAACATTCATACAATTTCTGAAGACCAACGGACTGGAAACCACCCTGACCCATCAGCAACAGGAACTTGCCCAAGCCGTGTCCTGTCAGAACCGGCTGGTGTTCCTTCCTGGTTCATCAGCCTACGGGCGGGCAATAGTGTTCCGGCTGTGGGCCAGATATATGAAGGAAGGCAAGCAATGTCAGACAATCAAAGCGACCGGTTAGAATCAGCCTTGGCTGAAGTGATGGGTTTGTTGAAGCAACATGACCTTGGTGGGTTCATTATTCTTCATGACCATGACGATGCCGTGTTTAAGATGGAATTCCCGTCCTGGTCCACAGCCCGCTTCAGACCCAAGGGCAAGGACGGTCAGGTGCTTCACCTGAAGATGGAACAGGAAAAGCACCAGGATGTTGAAGGAACCGTGACCATGCTGTTGAACATCCGGGACATCTGTTTGCGGGTGGCCAGCCAACTGGACACGGTCCGGAAGCGGATGGAATCAGCGGGTATGGAAATTGACCACAACCCCATCATCCTGGAACGGAACAAGGTGTCACCCATATTCCCACAGAACGGCCCTGACAGCCCCCCCGGCCCCGGGGCCGCCTAACCCCTACCCCGGGCATGAAAAGCCCACAGCGGCCCCCTGTGTGGCCCTGGTATGGGATTCCAGGGGGGCATTGACGGCCAGGTGCTTTGGAAAGTAAACTTGAATAATTAAGGGGATTTTTGGTATAAATTATTTTAATTGACAGGGGATTGGCATGAATAAGAAAACTTTGAATCTGGTGGAACTTCACAAAGGCAAGACTACTTCTGAACATGACCTGGTCTGGAAGGGCAAGGCCCTTCACTTGGCAATCAATCCGGCACCCAAGGGGGCCTGGAATCTTATCTATTGGTTCTGGTGTCATCATGAAGCGGTTGAAATGATGCCCGGGGTATTCATGCCGGGCCAAGACCACAAGCAACCGTTCACCGGCATAGTGGTGAAGCAACGCTGGTGGCACGGGCTGTCGGGCACCACGGAAGACAAGTTGTTGGAACGCGGTCTAGTGAAGCTGAAAGCACTGACCGAAAAGTTGAAAGGGGAAATTGAAAGGCATGAACAAATCCAAGACAAGTTTGGAATCAGAAAAGACAATAACCAGGATTCAAAAGGCTGTTGCACAGTGCAAGAAGTGCCGCCTTCACAAGACCCGGCATAGAACTGTGCCGGGTGAAGGTTCACCAGGCGGAATCCTAATCATCGGGGAAGCCCCTGGTGCCGATGAAGATGACCAGGGCCGTCCGTTTGTGGGCCGGTCAGGGAAGTTGTTGCGGACATTGATAACCAAGGCCGGGATGAATGAAAAAAACACGTTCATCACCAACACTGTCAAGTGCCGTCCACCAGGTAACCGCAACCCCCTGTCAGATGAACGGGCGGAATGCAAAGGTTTCCTGAACCGGCAAATCAAAGCGGCCAAGCCCAAGGTTGTTGTGTTGGTTGGTGCGGTGGCCATGAAGAACATCCTGAACACCACCAAGACCATTGGCCAGCGGCGGGGCTGTAGGATTGTCAAGAAACACGTCACCTATGTTCCGGTGTATCATCCGGCCTATTGCTTGCGGCAACCTTCAGCCAGGAAGGTTCTGTTGAAGGACTTGCGGAAGGCCAAGGCACTTTATGATTTGCTGGTGATATGATGACAACAGCCATGTGGATTGTGTTTGGTGTCCTGGCCCTGGTTGGTCTGTTGACCAATTCCTTGCTTCATGAATGTGCCCATGCATTGGTGTTTGCCATATGCGGGGGCCAGATTGTGGAATTCAAACCATGGCCACACATAAAGGACAACAAGAAGTGGTGCTTTGGCCGTGTCCGTTATTACATTCCGCCGGATTCAAAGGTGACAAAAGGGCAATGGATGTTGATTCATTCAGCCCCGGCAATCAAAGGACTGTTGCTTTCAGCCGTGTGGTTCTGTCTAATGTTTTGGGTCTACCCCCCGTTCATGGCCCTGTTGCTGTGGCAATTGATGGACGTGTTCTGGTTCTTAATAGGGTATTCATTTTTCCAATCAAGTGATGGTGGGAAGTTCAGAAAGTTGGTGGGTGGTCATGCGTCTAGATGAAAATAAGTTGATGCGCCGGGACTTATTACTGACAAGGCAGAAAGGCAATGTCAGTAGCACCCTTCTTTATTTAATCCGTGAAACTGAAAACGGAACCGAACGTCCAATAATAGATGGATTTCTGGCACACCTTAAATGTGACATTTCTGATTTATTGATTCAAACTGAACAGCTTGCCAAAGATTTAGGGTTCAATGTGGATGAGATTAGGACGTTGGGTGGGTGCCGTGTGCGGGAACGCAAGAAGGAATGTAACAAAGAAAAGAAAGCCGCTTATTGGCTATAGATGGGGGGGACAAGGATGACAGTCTGGACACACCACAGGGGCCACCCCATCCGCTATGACTGGAACCAAAGAGTGTGGGTGTATGCGGACAATGGGGAACCGGCTGACCTGGAACGCCGATGTGTCCGGTGTGGAAAGTCACCAACACCTGAAGGGCATGATGCCTGTCTTGGTGTCATTGAAGGTGCCATTTCAGCATGTTGTGGCCACGGGGTAACAGAACTGTATGTCAAAAAAACGAAAAGACCGAATTAGCCTGACTGACTTGCTTGCCCTTCTTGGGAAGAAAAGCAAGGACGTGACAATCCCACGGAAGACTTTGCTTGCACTGGTTGAAGATTGGGGTGACATGGGTGATGCCCTTTCCGAATTCAAAGAAATCTGGCAACCTTTACACAATGAAAAGAAGTCTTGGGAATTCAGAACAGCGTCCCGGCCACTGAACAAACTGCGCTGCACAATGTTTAGTCACATTAAGAATGAACCGGGGCCAGCAAGGAAACCGTTGCCGGTAAGATAAAAAAGGAGGATTAGAATGGTAACATTTATTGTGTCTGTTGTAGTAGGTGCCGTTGTGGTGGCCGTTGTTATGGGAATACTTTTTGCGGGTGCATTGCTGTTGGATGAAGCAAATGAATATGGTTGGTGGAAAGCGATATGCAACCTTTTTATTCTTGTGTGTTTTCTCTCAATTGTTGTGGCCGTGTTTGTTTTGGTGGCATACGCAATTGGTTCTAGTGCCCTTTATATTTGGGGTTTGCTGCTATAGTTACGATAAAAAAAGGGGTGACCGTTGCGCCACCCCTGCCTTTTATTCGGGTTATCCGAAGTGAAAAGGTATTTATAGAACCATCATATACACATCCCGTTTGCAAATACAAGGCGGCCCGTGTAACCTGGTTCCATGAATGTCTGGCAAACCCTGAAGGACCGCATCCAAGGCAAGGCACCAAAGGGTGCCCGCCGGTCCAGCCGTTGGACCAAGGCCCGGAAGCGTCATCTGGAAAAGAACCCACGGTGTGAAGTGTGCGGGTCAAAGAAGGCCCTGGAAGTCCACCACGTCATTCCCTTCAGCATTGCACCAGACCTGGAACTAGACCCATCCAACTTCATCAGCCTGTGTGAAAACAAGAAATATGGAATCAACTGTCACCTGTTGCTTGGCCACCTTGGGAACTACCGGCGGTTCAATGCCAGCGTGAAAGCTGATGTGATGTATCTTCGGATGCGGTTGGGCAAGGTGCCTTCCACAACCCCACTTTAGTTATCACAATGCGGTCCCACTGTTCACCGCTTCAGCCCACCTATAACTTGTTAGAATCATAGTGTTACCACACCGTGGTCCCACTGTTTGACATCTATACCACATTGCGGTACTATTTAGTCATGAAAGCATTAGACCAAAACAAGTTCCTGACAGACAAAGAATTGAACAGCCTGTTGACCCTGTGCAATCAACACAGCGGACAGCGGGATTCCATCATCATCCGCTTCACCCTGTTCACGGGTGCCCGGGGATGTGAAGCCCTGGCCGTGAAGAAACGTGACCTGGCCGGTGGGGCCGTCACCATCAGGGGGGCCAAGGGGTCCAATGACCGGGTGGTGCCTTTGGATGCGGGGTTCTTCCAGGAAGTGTCCGAGTATGCCAGGAACATGGCCGATGATGACCGCCTGTTCCCAATAGCGGTCCGGACCTTCAGACACATCTGGAACCTTTATAGGCCCAACCACAAGAAGGGTGTCCACTGTTTGCGGCACACCTACGGGGTCCGGTTGTATCAGAACTGTGAAAACGTGTTCACGGTGAAGTCAGCCTTGGGACATGTTTCAATTTCCAGCACAATGGTCTATTTGGATTTTGTGGAAAGCCAGCGGAAGCTGAAGCAAGCGGCAAAGGGGATGTGGAAAAAGGTTGCTTGAAAGTTTGTTCCTGAAGCCGGTGTCCTAAGTGGGCACCGTCTTTCCCTGGTGGGGTGGTCCTTGTTGCCTTCATAAACAAGAAGGGCCACCCCCGTTTCCGAAGGTGACCCTTCATTGTACTAATGGCCGGACGATACTATCTTACGGATTTCATCAGCCTGTCACGGACATAGGCGGAACGGGACATGTGTTTCTTCCCGGCGGCCGTGTCCACTTTCTTCAGGAACGCACTTGGAACGCTGACATTGAAGGCAATGCTTCGGTTGCTTCGGTCAGATTTCTTGACGTTCTTGGTCCGCTTGGCATCACGTTTGGTTTTATTGGTTTTCTTAGGCATGTTGTGCCCCTTTCTGTTAACTTGTTTCAACACCCAATTCCCTACCAGGTAGACCAACATTTTTCAACAACTATTTTTGGGTGACATGGGGTGCCGCGTTGTGGTAACATAGTGGGGTGAAACCAGATAAATGTATTTGCGGAAACATAGCGGTGTATGGCATAACGTCTTGGAACAGCCATGAAGACTGGTGCCAACGCTGTTGCAGCTTCATGAAAGGAAGAAAAATGGCAAAGCCTACACACAAAAGATTGAAGAACGGGGCCAAGGTGGTTGTTGAACGGTATGAAGGAAACATCTTGGTGGTGAAGAACCGGCGGGGGAAGGTGCTTGGAAGTTATGGCCCTGAACCAGAACGGCTGGCCCTTTTCAGAAAGCGGTATGAATCATTGCGGGCTGGAAAGCCAGCCAGGGGGTGACCCATGGGAAAAAAGGGATGGTTGACAATTAGGAATGTGCCCCGGATGGATTCATCCAAAGCCGGGAACGCACACTTCCAGGAAATGGTGAAGTTCTTTAAGACCCACAGACTGTGCCCCAAATGCCGGGGTCTTGGTCACAGGATGCGGGACGTGAAGGACAAGGAAATCCAGGACACTGTGGTCCGCTTCAGTGGGCTTGCCCCATTGGAAAAATTGCGGGATATGGACATTCCGCTGACAGATGTTATTAGGGACATCTTGGAAAGACGTGTCTTTGGGAAGCGGGCTTGTAGTTTGTGTCACGGTTCCCACTTTGTTGACAAAGAAACAGCACTGAAGTTCAAACGGAAAAGGGGAAAGAACCGTGGCGGAAAAAAGGGTCAGGGGAAGAAAAAGAAGGAAGCTGGTTGAAAAGGTCCGCCGTCTAATCGGCAAGAACTACACTGATGGTGAAGTCTGTGACCAGCTTGACATCCGGCCAGATTCACTGACCGCAATCAAGTCTGAAATTCTGAACTTTGACCAGGTGTCATTTGAACACATGGAATCAGGTGCAGTCCTTTCAGACTATGTCATGAAGGCCAGACAAAACATCACGGACCTGAATCATCTAATTAAGGCCACCAACATCCGCCGGGCACCGGGGTCTGAAAAGGCGGCCTATGTTGCGGCAATCAAATTGCGGTCTGAAATCCAGGACAAGGTTGTCCGATTGGGTCAGGACCTTGGCTTCATTGACCGCAAGGCACAGGAAACCAAGAACACCACCACACTTGAAGGTGGCATCAATCTGTCCATCGGCAAGATGTCTGATGAAGAAATCAAAGCCGAAATCAAAGCCGAAGTGGCACAGATGAACAAGATTGTGTCCGGCAAGGTCATCACCATGCGGCCTGAATTGTTGGGGGTTACAGATTCGGATGTGAAGAAATTTCTTCCAGCCAATGTCATTGATGTGGAAGCCAAGGTCATCAAGAAAAAGAAGAAAGCCCGCGTCAACAAAGTCAAGTTGAATAAATAAGTATAACATTGTATAACATATCTATGTAGGGGAACAATTTAACTTTCAAGGGGTGGGTTTGGCCGCAACAGCACAAGTCATCAGTGACACAAACATTAAGCAATTCCGCAATAGACAGCGGGATGAAATGATGTTGAAGAAAAAGAAGGTCATCCGGTATGCCTTCTTGCGGGACCAAATCCTGAAGCGTGACCGCATTGACCTACTGATGACAGAAGTGTTGGGCTACAAGGTGGAAGACTTCCACTTGTTGATGTGGCACCACCGCCGGAAATGCTACAAGCGGATTGGGAAACAGAAGTGGCATTTGTCATTGGCCCCCCGTGGTGGCGGCAAGACCACCATTCAGACCATCAGTTCAATCATCCTGGACATCCTGAAAGACCCGGACATCCGCATCCTGATTGCATCCAAGACCGATTCAAACGCGGTTGAAATGCTTTCAGAGATCAAGAAGAAACTGAAAAGCAAGAAACTTGTCCGCATCTTTGGTGAACAGATTGGCGACATCTGGAATGATGGTGTCATCAATGTGAAGGGCCGTGCGGAAGATGCACCCAAGGGCAAGACTGTCAGCACCATCGGTATCGGTTCAGCCCTGGCTTCCAGACACTTTGACAAAATCTATGCTGATGACTTGATTGATGAAGACAACAGCACCACTGAAGCACAGCGGACAAAAATCTATAAATGGTTCTTCAAAATCCTTGACCCCACCCTGTTGCCGCACGGTGAAATGTCCATGATTGGAACCAGGTATCACCATTCAGACTTGTATGGGACGTTGATTGACAAACTGTTCACCAAGAAAAACAAGTTGAACAAAGTCACTAAACAGTATTACATCCGCATTCCGGCCCTAATCAAAAAGAAGAACGCAAAGAAGTTCACCCGCAAATCCAAAAAATATATTTCCTTTTGGCCTGAACAGTTCAGCGTCAAGTTCCTTCTGAAGAAAAAGAAGACCCAAGGAACCATCATCTTCAATGCCCAATATCAAAATGATGTTGAAGCAATGAAGGGTAAGATTTTCAAATATGATTGGTTTGAATGGTTCAAGAAGGATGAAATCAACATCCAAGACCTGATTATTTTCCAGGGTGTGGACTTGGCAATCAAACAAAAGGAAGATGCGGACAAGTTTGCCCATGTCACCATTGGTGTGGATAAGAAGACCAAGGACATATATGTCCTGAATTACTATAACCGGATAACGCATTACACCAAACAAAAACGCATCATCTGGAAACGGTTTCAGAAGTATGACCCGTTGCGGGTTTATGTTGAGGCAAACGGGTATCAAGGGGCCTTGCTTCAGGACATGCGGTCAGACCCAAAGCTGGCAACAATAAGGGCTTTTCCGCTTTTCACGGAAAAGGACAAGACCACCAGGGCATGGAAATTGTCAGCGTATTTTGAACGCGGTCAGATTCATTTGCTTGAAGGAATGACTGAAATGCAAGAACATTTGTTGAAGATGCCGGACGGTAGGTATAAAGATTTATTTGATGCCCTTGATATTGCCGTGTCCGCCGCCTTTGGGAAGAAACGGAAAATCAGGAAATCAGAACCGGGGGTTATATGAAAAAAGTCAGACTAATCAAACAGGGAAAAAGCGGCGGCCGTGTCTCAAGACGTATAAAAGTGAAGGACACGGACGGCAACAAGCATGTGTTGAAGGCCACTGTCATCACAGTCAGCAAGACTGAAAGTGCGGAAATCACAGATGACCAGGTGACCGGCCTGTCAGCATATAAGGTTATCCGGCCCCCTTTGAATCAAGCTGAACTGGCTGTCCTGTCAGAAGTGTCCAATGAATTGGAACAGGTTGTGGATTCCATGGCCGTGGGCATTCACGGATTTGGTGGCCGCTTGAAGATGCGGGGAATGACCGATGACCAGGCCAAAGCCAACAAAGCAATCATTGGCAAAGAAAAGGCATGGCTTGACGGCATCTTTACATTCCCGAACCCCAAGCAAACCATGCGGAAGTTTTTGAAGACCACCACCAAGGACAAAGAAAAAACCGGCAACGCATATTGGGAACTTATTAAGTCCAAGACCAAGCCGGATTTTTATTCCTGTATGAACAAGCTGGACGCGGCCACAATGTTCATCACTAAGCCAGACCGTTCCTTTGCCCGCAAGAAACTGAACTATGTGAATGACAAGTTTGAATTGCGGTCCCGCACCTTCAGCCACAAGTTCCGGACTTACCTTCAGGTGGTTGGGAACAAGAAAGTCTTTTTCAAGGAATTTGGTGACCAGCGTGTGGTTGACCGCCGCAATGGTACAGTCATTGCGTCTTCCCCGGAAGCGTGGTTGAAGCTGGATGCCGTGGACAGGGCCAAGACCCCCAAGAAGATATGGGCCAATGAAGTCTACCACCACAAACTGGAAACATCCCGCCGGACCCCATACGGTATGCCCCGATATACTGGCAACATCATTGCGGTGAAGGGTTCCCGTTCATCCGATGAAACAAACATCATCACCCAACAGAACAACCATGTCCCATCAATGGTCATCAGCGTGGCCGGTGGCCAGTTGACAGAAGGTTCCATTGAACGGGTGAAGGAATTTGTGGACACGCAAATCAAAGGCGATTCCAACTATTCCAAGTTCCTGGTTCTTGAAGCGGAAAGTGACCATGACGGTCTGTCCAATGCTGGAAGCCTGAAGGTGGAAATCAAACCGTTGTCTGAAAACCAGCATCAGGACCAGTTGTGGCAAGACTACGATAAGAACAACGCTTCCAAATTGCGGCGGTCTTTCCGGTTGCCACCTATAATGGTAGGCCATGTGGAAGATTTGAACCGGGCAACAGCACAAGAATCAGAACGTATGGCTGAAAAATACGTCTACAACCCGGAACGCGGTGATGATGATGAAGCAATCAACCAAATCCTGATGCAACAGGGCTTCAGGTTTTGGGTGTGGAAGTCCAACAGCCCCAACGTCACCAATGACCAAGACCTGGTGAAAATCCTGACCGGCGGTGAAAAGACCGGCGGCATGACACCCAACAGGGCCACAGCAATCCTGGAAGACATCTTTGGAAAAGAACTTCCCCCGTTTGCAAAGGACCCACAATTCAACCCCGACCTTCCCTTCAGCTTCAACCTGGCCCGCTTGGTCCAAGGTGCGGGCATGGCCAATGCGGCTGGAACAGCCAGCCCACAAGGCCAGACACAGAACCCACCCAAAGCACCGGGACGGCCACAGAAAAACAATACCCTTCGGGACTTGGCCAATGTCAGTGAAGATGTTGTGGACCAGTTTGACCCGGACAACATCATGAAGCACCTGGTGGAAGACCCTATGAAAACCCTGGAAACGCTGGCCTTTGCAAAGGACCGGATTGAAGACAGCCTGGACATAGATGCCTTTGGTTCTGAACAAGGTGACTATGATGAACAGGATGATGAACATGCTGCGTGACCTGACCTTCCGCAAACGGGAAGCAATCCACACAGCCATTGCCCTGTTTCTTGAAAAGGCAACGGGGGACAAAGGTGATGCGGCCCTGTTGCGGATGGAAAAGAACCTGGCCAGATACACGGCCGATGAATGGAACAAGGCCGCAACCAAGGCACAGAAGTCAGCGGAAAAGGTCTGGACTTCAGGCAACCCGGAATCCCTGTTCACCGCTTCAGATGCAAAGAAGGTCTTGTCCCGGCTGACAGGCGGGTTCAAGGGCATAGACAAGAAGGTTGGTGGTCGGGTCCACAAGGACATCAAACAGATTTACAGGGTCAACAAGAAACGGTTTTCCAACAAGTTCAAAAATAAACAGTTCAGCAAGGCCGTCACCAAAGCTGGTGAAACTGAAGCGGCCGCCGCTGGTGCCGCCGCTGAAGGAAGCGGGGTCTTGACCACGGCCGTTGGTGTGTCCTTTGACCTTGTTGACAAACGGACAGTCCGCGAATTAGCCAGGCTTCAGTCTGTTGCAATCGGCAATCACTTCCCCAATCAATTGCGGCCACAGGTTTCCCGCATGATTAAAGAAGGGGTTGTGGACAAGGGCTTGAACAAAGTGAACGCGGGCAAGTTTCTTGAACGTCAACTGACAGCCCGTCTTGGTGGAAAGGCTTTTCTTCAGTCAGTGCCACCGTCCTATGCCGTGCGTGGTGCATCGGGGGTGACTTCCTACCATAAAATGTTGTCGGCCACCCACACCAACTTTGCCAGGAACTTTGGGCAAATTAACGCAATGGCCCAAGCGGGTGTGGCAAGGTATCGGATTGACGCTACCATTGACAGGCTGACTTCCAAGATTTGCAGTCAGATGGACGGCCGCACCTTTGAATTGACCATGGCACAGGAACACATGAACCAGGTGCTTGATGCCAAAGATGTTGATGAAATTAAAGGCTTTGCACCGTGGCGGAAGGATTTGTCCCAATTCAATTTGAAGGAAGGCAAGAAGTTGGACAATGTTGATGCGGCCCGTGTGCTGACTGAAAACGGAATGTCCATGCCACCATATCACGGGTCATGTAGAACAGATGTCAATCCAGCCTAAATGTTGGAATCTGTAAAGATTTGAAAAAAATTTGCTTGTTAAGTATAACAATGTATAACATGTAAACACGGGGACTATGGATGTCAGAAAAAAAATATAAGACTATTGGTGAAGGTGGTGCCCATCAGCACGGCGTTAGTGTTCCGGAAGGAACCAACGTGGATGGGATACACAAGCATCTGTTCTTTGCTTTTGACCGCCTATTGATGACCGAACTAGACGGCCGCCACAGTCACCCCATAAAGATTAAGTCAAACAAGACAGGGCCGGAAGGCCGGAACCATGAACATGCTGTGATGCTTCATACTCAACAAGGCATCCAATCCTTCAAAACCAAAAACGTCACCCCGCACATCCACGAACTACAATCCGGGAAGACAACCCTTTCAGGATTGCACACCCACCAACTGGTTCTTGCGGACCAGTCCTACCTTTCCCTTCTACCCGGTGACTTGTTGGAAGAAATTGCAGCGGCGGCCAAGGGGGTTCCAGCCCTAAAAAACCTGAAGTTGGAAAGTGATGAACCACTTGAAACCAACTTTGGAATGGTGAAGCGTTTGAACAAACCCGCTTTCAGGAAAGTTCTGAAGTGGGCTTGTGCCAAAACCATTATGAAAAGCCTGTCCCGATTAAAGGACGGTTATCAGGTGGAAAGCCTGATACTTTCCCGGGACCGCTTTTCTGACATCGGTGTTGCCCGCCGTTTCATCATTGACCTTGGAATGAATCCACAGTCTTCCCTGGAAGGAACGGACAGTCAGTCCCCGTTCACGTTTCAAATCCGTTCAAGGGAACGCTTTGACCAATCCAGCCTGAACCGCATCCTGGTCACGGACGGTGTGATTGCCGTTGTGGGCCTGATGGTGGAAGGTGAAGTTGGCCAGCAAATGGAATCCGAATCAGCCGAAGAACAGCCGGAAGTCCGGGAAGCCCCCGCGTCCGATTCCCTGACAGAAAATGCTTCCGCACCCCCGGCCAAGCCGGATGTTGTGGAAGGCACCATTGATGAAATGTCAGACAGTTTGAAGGAAAAGTTTGACCGTGTCCGTGGTCTTTGCAAATCGGAAGACGGTGAAGCGGTGGAATTTGTGGACTGGAAGACCGGCAAACCAGTGACCGGTTCAGCACAAGCCAAGTTGACTGAAGTGGCGGAAGCCTACGGGATTGACCGCAAGTATGTAACTATTGAATACCCGGAACGCCGCTTTGTTGCCCACCTGACAACTGACAAAAATTATGAAGTGGTCAGTGCGGCCTATGCTGACCTTGGTGAACAAGAAGATGATGATGAATCAGACATGCCGAATTATTCCAGTCTGGTCATCAAAGGCAAGAATGTGGATGCGTTCATCATCACCACACAGGATGAAATGCGGTACGGAAAATCCCTGGTCATTTTCTTTGATGACCCCGCTGACCTGGATGACATCTTCAAGACAAAGGTCAAGAATTACAAGTTTGGTGCCTACCAGGTGAAGTTGACCATGCAAGGCCCCATCCTTATAACAGTTGAAAATAAGAATGCCGTGAAGCCCATTCTTGATGAAGAACTGTTGGCCAACTTGAAGCGGGACACGGATGTGTTCTTCAGCAAGGAATCAGAAGATTTCTTCAACGGGAAGAATGACATTGGGGAAAAGATGCCATACAAGCGGGGCATCCTGATGTATGGCCCCCCGGGCAACGGCAAGACCACCTTCATCAAAAGCTATTTGAAAACTTTTAAGAATGGATATGGCATCCTGTGTGAAGCACAGGATTTCTTTGGTGGGCTTGGCAAGTATCTGAAACAGGTGCTTGGTGCTGAAGCCAAGAAAATTATTGTCTTTGAAGACGTGGATGCCATTGCCTACAACTACCGGGCACGGTCAGAACTTCTGAATTTCCTGGACGGTGTGAACACGCAACAGAAGACCCTGTTCATTTGCACCACCAATTATCCATACAGGCTTGATGAAGCCCTGGCCAAACGGCCTTCCCGCATTGACCAGAAATATATGATTGACCTTCCAAAGCTGAAGATGCGGAAGAAATTTCTGAAGCACTTTTTCAGGAAATTGACTGACAATGAACTTCATGAATTCGGTCTGGAAACGGAAGGCTTTTCAGGGGCTATGTTCAAGGAACTGTTTGTCCTGACAGGTCTTCAGAAGATTGGTGTGGGTGAAGCAATTGAAAGGTTGAAGGAACAGATGGAAATCACCAAGTCCGTTGTGGGCCGTGATGCCGTTCTTTCAGTTGTGGTCAAGGGCTACAAGCCCAAGGAAATCACCAAGCGGTTCAAGCGGGCTTCCAGTTTGTTTGATCAACCCAAACGGAAAAGCAAGAAGGTTGTCAGGAAAAAGCTGGAACCGAAAAGCGTCAAAAGGAAACTAGGGTTTTTTCAGATTCTTCAGAAGTCTGATGACCAACGGTTGGCCACAGGCCCCATCCTTATACCGGAAACCTTTGACCTTCAGGCGGATATTGTCAGCATTGCAGAAATCACCAAGGCCATTCACAACTACATGTTGAAGTTGGCTTTCCGTGATGACCCCGAATTTTTGGAATCCTTGGGACTGTCCACAAAATCGGCGCGTGGATTCATGCATGTTGAATTCAGCCGCAAGATTGCGTTTGTGGAAATCTATATTGCCCCGGTGGACTTT